GCCACGGCCCGGCTGTATTCGGGGATCGTGGCGAGCAAGGCGAGCCGGAAGAAGTTCCGTTCCTCTTTCGTCGCGTTCAACCCGGCGACGTTCAGCGCACTGATGCTGCGATCCAGTGCGTCAAAGACGCCTAACAGCTTTCCGGGGAGCGCTTGCCGCACCAAGTTGGGATAGTTCCTCCCGCTCCGACGCGCGGGCTGGATGCCCTGGCGGAGGTGGGACCACAAGTCACGCGATAGATCGCGCAGGCGGTCGGTTTTGTAGTCGGCGGTTTTCACTTGCGCCGTGAGCACGGCGAGCGGAGAAAGATCATAACCAGTTGCGGGGATACCCCTCTCCTTCGCGGCGACCAACGTTGTCCCAGCTCCGGCGAAGGGGTCGAGGATACGATCGTCCGGTGTGAGTCCCCACTCGTCGATCAGGGCAAGCACCAGCTCGCTCGCGAAGCTGTGCGGAAAGATGTACCAGCGGTGAATCGGCTTCCCCACCAGTGGCTTCGGGGTCACCCACCATCGCCAGCACTTGCGTTCTTCAATCGCGACCGGCCTCATCTATTGCCAGGGGATTGGATATATTTAGCTCTTGGATTTGCTTTCGCGCCAGCGCGGCTTTCGCATCAAGCGCATCAAGATCGCGTAGTAACCGAGCACGTTTTTTCCCCACAAGTGCATCCAATTTGATTAGTGCTTCAGCTTTTGTTTCGGCATACATCTGTGGAGACAATATGCGATCACCTCCCCAAAATGTATGTGTAACATATCGGCTCTGCGGCCTACCATTGCGGGTCGTGTAAGTTACTCTGCGCGCTTGGGCGATATAAGGACCTGACGTATTCCATCGCTCGAGTACGATGAGCGTATGTGTGTTTGAATTTGTGCTGATTGTGGTGGTATTCGTGCTATTCATAGCATTCTTGGCATTCTATCTGTATTGCCCGACCAACTGCTCAAACTTTCGCGCGCGTTGCCGGACCCAACTTGGGACAGATGATACTTTGCATTTGTATTTTCGGATGAATTTGGTTGGGCCGAGATTCCATGCGCAATAAATTTGAGTGAGAGTTGGCTTCGCGTGCGTGTAGCACTCGATTTTTGCCTCGCATAATTTCCAGTATCGAGCGGCCACCTCCGAAGCCCGAACCGGGTCGTGCGCGAAAATCTCCCAGTCTTGTTTGGAGGTTTTGGGCCCCAGGTGTGGGTGCACATCGCGCCAAGCCGAGAGATGCAATTGCCAGGCTCCTCGGGCGCGAGGGCGATCGCGCACGTCGAAATCACCTACAGCATCGTGGTTGATCCCACTCTCGAGTAATGCGAGCGCCCATAGGATGGAGCGCAAATGGAAAGAGAAAGTGCTCATGCATTGGTTTGCTGCGATTGCTGCACCCCTGCAAGTATCTCCTTAATTCTTTCTTCTAGCCCAACTATTTTGTGCCTTTCCCGGGCATCAGTCCCGATGATGTTGAGCACATGTTTGAATGCATGATTGCAGCTCGTGTAATGCCGGTTGAATTGTTTAGCTATTGCGCGGATATCGAGCGATGTGTGCCGGTGTAGCATGAACATTGCAACATGCCGGGCGAGGGTAATGTGCTGATCACGACTTGGGCTGCACAAGCTCTCAGCGGTGACCTCGTAGTATCCGCAGACCAGGTTGATGATCAGCAATTGTTTCTGCTCGTCGGCTAGCGCGGGTTGTGTTTGCAGTGCGGCAATCTTGAGCAGGAGTCCACTGACTTTTTGCAGGAGCTCCTCGGCCTGAGATCGGTACTCTCTAAGTTGCCAATCGATTGGGTTGGGTGTGTTTATTTGCATAATCGTGGTGTGTGTTATCTGCGCGTGCGAATGCTTTCCGAATTGCGCGCAGGGTGGAATTGAGATCGGTGTGCCCGCGCATAATGCTTTGCGTGAGCTGCGCAATATCGATGTCGGATCGTTGCGTCTCGGGATTTAACCGCCGGCGGAGATACTGATAGATCTCAAGCCCATTGCGGAGCAGAAATGTACAAGATTCTGTTAGTTGTTTGGGCGGTTCAGAGAGATGGGTGCTCCCTACGTAATACCGCATGAGCGAATCCAACTTGCACTCGACCTGTTCCGATAGGTGTCGCAATTCCGAGCAATGCTTGCAGCAGACCATCGATTCAAACCGGGTGATCCATTCAGCCTCCTCGTCATCCGGTATGTCCAGATGCAAAGCTCGACCGCAATTGGTGCAGAATGCATTCACCTTCTTGGGGATGGGTTGATCATCTGGTAGATCATCAATTGCCATCGCGATCTTGATCAGGCTTCGCTTGATGTCTTCGATCATAGCATTCCTTTGCTTATTTGCTTTTTCAGCCCGCTCTTGCTTCGACGGGCCGACGATCTTACGGGCCTCGGTCGCTTTTTGCTCCCAGGACGCGAGTAATGCGTAAGGCGATTGTGGAAGCCATCGCCGCTGGTCGGCGGGTACCTGCTGATACCATCGCGCGATGCAATCCACCTCGCGCTCCCAGTGCTCGCGGGTGATAACATCGAGCATGAGCCGATTCTCCGCGCGATTCCACGGGTGATTAGGCTGCCGGTTGAAGATTGCCGCCAGGACCGCGCGTAGATGGGGTACGCTTGCTGTCGTGTGTTGGGTGGGTTGTGTCCGGGTTGGGGACGGGTGTGCAGCCTTGGTTGATTGGGAAGTGGTCTTAGCCGTGATCACGCTCGGATTGGGTGTCGCTGCTGCTTTCACTCCTGCTTGCGCTGATGCTTGCGCTGATGCTGCCGTTCCTGCTTTCGCTGGCGCTGCCGCTGGTCGCGCTTGCTTGATTATTTGTTTCATCGCTCTAGCACCACCCCCCTCGGTTGGAGTCGCATCTCCAACAATAGATCTACTAGGTAGAGGGGGAGATGTATTGCAACGATGACTTCGTAGAGTCTCTCTATCTGTATTAGATTGTACAAAGCGAGCAATCTGATGATTTGCAAATACTTGTGTGCACTGGGATGAACAAATTGATGAATGCTCTAAGGATAGATGCGGTGATGCCGGCGCTGACGCAGGTGCTGATACCAGGTTGGAGGTGCGCAATTGGCTCGAGCACGACGATGACACTGGTGCTGATTGAACCAGGTATTTTTCGACCGCATTCGCATCAACGCGGTACCAGAGTCGAGCAGGAGTTCCCCGCCGCTCTTCGCACCAGAAGCCCGTCGATCGAAGGACCTTCCGCGCCCCCTCCTGTTCACGCCGACTCAAGCCACAATCCTTTTGCCATTGCTGGGCCGATTTGTAAAACCATCCTGGACCAGGTCCGGATGATTTCCGGTCCGCGTAATAGCTCGACCACCAAATAGCCTCCGTAAGCATGACAAGGGCGGCCTTATTACCCCCAAGCAGAGGTAACCAATCCCAATTGGTTACTCTCGCATGCGAGACAAAATGCTTATCTAATTTAGCGGACATAAACGCGATACCAAGGTGAGAAAGAAAAGGTCATCGCCAGGAAAGCGTGGAACATTGGCCTTTTGCGCTTGAGGGAAGCGCGGCCAAACCCAGCGATGACCAAAATCATCTTCCACGCTTTAGATTGCATTGCAACTAGTATCAACTCGATCACATCCAATGTCAAGAGGCCACCGCGGGACAATGCATGCATCTTATCTCGCCGGAGGGTGCGAGCTTATTGCCCGCGGTGGCCAAAAATTAGCACCACAGCCGGGGCATTGGCGCACGTGTCGATTGCGCAGCGACTGACCGCAATTCTCGCAGCGCGCGCGCATCGCGCAGTGCACCGCGCAAATCCAGAGCAGCGGCACGAAGAGCAGGATGAAGAGCCCTAGCAGATCGACGATGCGTGAATTCGCAGCGACCGCGATAAAGGACCACACCAGCGGCATCGCGAAGCTCGCGATCGCGCAATAGAGACCGATGCTGATCGAGTGCCAATCAGGTTTGGTCCCGATGAGGTTGTAAGGATCAGTTATGTTGTTCATATTGACAATGTCCACGTATGTGCTCGCGTGAGATGAGAAAGCGCACCAGACCTTTCGTCGCGCGTCGATCTTTCCGGCCGATGACATCGATGACTTTGTATCCGGTGCCGATGTGCAAAAGCTCCAGCTTCGCTGCGGTGTGTATGCGATGGTAAGATGGTGTCCCATATAAATATTGAGCGACAATTTCTGGTGCGGCCTTAAGTGCATTACCCACCTTTTCGAGCTGATTCCACGTCATATTACGACTAAATAGCGAGCAATCGCCCGCCCTATTGCTTCCCCGAGAATACATGGGACCGCATTCCCAATGAGGCGTTTTGCTACCTGCATACTCCTGGGGAATATGAACCAATCTGGGAATGTTTGGAGTCGTGCTCGTTCGCGTATGCTAAGCAGCCGATTTTGCGTTGGATGAATGTAAATAATGGGATTAGAATCGTGAGTAGTAACAGTTGGGCCCGATTCATCTTCACGGAGGCGTTTGATGGCATTTACTGACAGATTGAATCGTTTAATTGCAAAGTTTATTCCGCGTTTTAAGGCCGCAGGATTATATTCACCTTGTCGTAATTTCTCGCAATCACGCACGAACTTCTCTGATATTCTCGGGCTGACATGCATTGTGAGACGTGATGAGTGCTCTATCTCCAAGGTATTATACAAGAATCGTGACCCGAATCGACAGATGTGTTTATGCCGCAGGTGGGAATCGTAGTCTCGCTCGCGTGGTTGATTGTCGAGGTCTAGAATCGGTAAATCACCAATCGCCTCCAACAGTGTTACAGGTGACTCCATTTTGCTGAGTTCTGGGAATAATTCAGGTGATGTGCTTTCTTCCTTCTCACAAGTTGCATGCGTCGGTGGATGGTAATACTCGACATCGCAGAATGTCGTTATATCCCGCCGTGATCCAACAATGAATATCCTCTTGCGATATTGCGGAGCACCGTATCGTGATGCGCAAATCGTATTGATGGATACGCGATACCCCATTGCTTGTGTCTCTTTTATGATCTGCTCAATCGTCGTTCGCTCGACGAGCTCCTCCCTCAAAATCCCCTGGATATTCTCCATGATAAAAACCAAGGGTTTAAAATAGTCCACAAATCGCAGGAAATCGCGATATAGATAACTACGATGATCACATTTGCTAGATATGCTATCATTTAGATTTTTTGCGGTTGAGAATGATTGGCACGGTGGTGATCCGATAATCACATCGGGGTGACACGGGATTAATTCACCGATCGCGCTTGGGTTGATCTTGGTAATATCTTGACAGAGGGTGATCGGTACATTGGGCAGGTTGATTTTGAATGTCTCGATCGCGACGGGATCAAAATCGATTGCGCAGAGTGGATGGAAACCGGCGCGCTCGAATCCAAGTGAAAATCCTCCGCACCCGCAAAACAAATCAAGGTATGTCCAGGGCTTAGGCATGCCACTTTGCAATGACCAGTAGTTTCCATTTGCCTGGTTGATTTGGATAATGCCCGAATGAATCGGTCACGATTAAGTCCGAATCGGGATCGATCTCTATATCCCTGGTCTGTGCAAGTATTTTGCGGTCCGTAGATAACTCGATCGGCGGTTCACCTACTTTCGCCCAGACAATTAAGATATTGCGATAACCAGCAACATCATCATTTTTCATAGGTCCTTATCGATTGCGTATGTCACCAGGGCGACCGCACTCCACAGGTGACTCTTGATACCGTAGAGTGTACCCGGTGCTTTCTTGGTCCCGGGTTTGCCCCAGCGATCGATGAGCGCCTGCCGGATGTTCCGGTCCTTAGCTCGCATCGATCCGCATAGATGCATCTTCACCTGCGACCGGTATATCAACTGCACCGGCACATTTCTCTGTAGCATCAGCTCAGCAAATCGACCAGCCCAATAGCACGTGTAGAAAACCTCTTGACCAACGGGCATACCAAAGGATTGGACAAACTCGATGCAGACAATATGAGGTGGGTCCATCGACCTTAGCACATCGAGCAAGATATAATTTTTGATGATAGCACCCTGACCAAAGTGGACCGCCTCCTCGCGACGAATACAGGAAAGATAAGCACTTTGCTCGCAGCCAGGATCAATCGTTAGCAACGTTCTCTCCATGCGATTCCTCAACTGATGGTAATGACTTGATGGTCGTAATGATCGGCGTGTCCTCGCGCGTGGTTGTGCAACCATCGGTGGCTGATCGGTAGATCATCTCAGCCTCTTTCGCACTGCATCCATGCACGCGCCGGATCGCGTCGAGCAGCTTGCTCTTCTGCACCTGGCAGCACCCGAAGAAATCTGCTGGTGTCCAACCTAGCGTAGCCAATCGCTTACCAACTGTGATGGGGTCGGTGATGATCTGCACTTTACGCCCGGGCTTCCGGCACAAACCCACCTTGGCAAGTTCGTCATCACTTAGATGGCGCAAGCGCTCTTTCACGCTCGCAAATAATCGCTCAGCGTAAGCTATCCTGCGGAAAATATAAGCGCAAGATTCAGCCGGTAATTGACCCACGAATTGGTCAATATCTTCGCGTGAAGAATCTTCGCGGAGAGTCGCCTGGACGGGACCGAGCGCCCATCGCTGGTGTGTGGGGCAAATCGTTGTAGCCGGGCAGTATTTGCATTGCGACTCGCCTGGGACCGGAGTTAGCGGCATCAATCCCTTCGACATCAGCATGCACTCTTCAGCGATCACTACACAATCAAGACTGATTGCGCGGATATCATCGAGATCATACACGCATTGATTGATACCAGGATCACCCTCAGGCTGGATGATCGCAGTGATGATTTTGCTCGTGGATACCGGCTCGGCCATGCGATGTTCGCGCTCGTAGCATAAGAGCGCAGCCAATGCGCGCAATTGCCAGTTCGATTTCGCCAACTCGACCGGTTCAGAACCCGTCTTGTAATCACAGATCAAAGCCACATCTTCGTGCTCGACAATAAGGTCCGCCTGGCCGGAGAAGAGATCCTTGTACCAGAGCCGTATCTCGCGGCGCTTGGTCCCACGATCCAAGAGTGCAAAAGCCTCAAGCAGCTCGGACTCGAGCGCGAGACACCGCTCGTAAATAGCTTGTTCACGGTCGTCGAGGGCGACCTCTTCGCCGGCCAATCGCCGGTGAATGCGTGTCCCACTCTCGGCCTCGGGCGAGGTCGTGATCGGGCATTGTTGCGCAAGTGCGAAACTCGCGCGACAGAGTGCATAGCGACCGAATGCACTCGCACTGGGATGACCTTTGCGTGGATCGTACATTATGCGCCTCCTTTATAAAGCTGGAGTGATCGCAGGATGCCGGTCTTATTTTTGAGTAACCAACTAGCATCAGCATCCGAGAGATCAGCGAATGATGGGACCGATGCAAGATTAGGTCGGAAACCTTGCTCGACCGCAACGTGCTGGAGATCGTTGTAGGTGCATCCGGCACCCAAGATGAGCGACTCAACCTGCGCTTGGAGAGATCCAGATTGCACTGTTGATGCAGTGGGCGGTGGCTGCGGTGCTGTCGGTGCTTCTTCCGATATTTCTTCGGGTACTTCCTCATCTTTCTCGCTCGTAGCTTTCGGGGTGTCCGCAGCATCCCCGAAGACTTGCTCGATCGAAGATTGCGAATCGCGGATCTGAGCTAATGCGGAATGGACATCGACAACCTGCGCAGCGGTATCCTCAGCTTCCAATGCGTCGAAAATCTCCGCTGGGAATGGGATTGTTTTCGCCCCGCGCCGTAGTGTGGTCTTCTTTGCCATCTCGGCCCAGTGTGTTTTCCACGGGCCCGCATCAGGATTGTTTGAGCACCGGCGCACAGCCTCGATCTCATCGCGACTCATGACTTCACATTTGGGTGGTCCATCGCGGAATCGGAAGATCGTATAAGCAGCATAAGGTTCACCGCGCGGTTTGCGAAAATCGATGATATGCTTCTCGATGATACCGAGATTGTAAACAAACACATCATTCTCGCACACGATATCCGAGTGCACATTCGCGATCGCCGGGTTTCGCATAATGAGCTCGACCAGCCCCTTATAATCAATAATGAGCTGGCACTCCAGCGTGCCTCGCCGGCGATTCCCGAATGGGATGAGATGGGCCCGCCGGCCATCCGGCTCGAGTCCGAGCTGGCTCAAGGTGAGGAGACAATTGAAAACTGAAGCTTTATCGCACTCGAGCAGCTTCGGAGTCCGCGTGATCGTCGTGATCGCAATGCGCAAAAATCGATCGGGTGATAGATGCTTGGGTAACGCTTTCGCGACAGCCGCGCGGAACTCAGGCCCCTCGATAAGGGTGCGCAATGTTCGACGCGAGGGTGCTACCACCGGCGCTACCGGTGGCGCTACCGCTGCTGCTGGTGTTGGTGAGGTTGGTCCTGTTGATTTTTCGGGTGGCTTATTCATGTGTTGGTCGCTTTGAGTTGATCGAGTCGTGTTTGCGCGCGGTCGGCTGTATTTCGCGCGGCCACGGATAGGCGATACATTAGCTTACTATCCTCAGCCCAGCTAGGTGATAAGGCCGTCGCAAGCCCCTGTGCCCAGCGAGCTGAATTCACTGCGTACTTATACATGTCCGATTGACGATGTTTCCACACCGGTTTATTTGCGAGACGTATTTGCTCACGCGCACCACGGATCGCGTACAAGATATCGAGGTAATCGCGGAGCCTGCGCTCAAAAACTGTCGCATTCATCGCATTCATTGCGCTATGCATTTATACCAATAAGCCCTTCGAATCGATATGGGCGGACCCAGCCAAGGTGCCTGAAAACACTGGTCTTGGTCACGCTCCCATCGGCTTGTTTCTGCTCAGCGGATACGCGCTGCGTGAATGAATACACGGGCTCGATGCCCATGTGGCTGAGCATGAACTCGAGCACCGATGTAAGATAGGGTGGCCCGCCCAACATCGCAGCATCGGTTTTGTGCATCCGCGCTAGGGCTGCGAGATCGCCGGCGCGGCTGATGATTTCCCGACGACCAGGTAGATGATCGAATGTCAGCAATCGATGGATGAGCATCCTATCATCAGCATGGATGCAATCCATGAGCCCATCGGCTTTCTGGTCGGGTGTTGCTTCGTGTTGTGTTAGGTTGAGGACTAGCATATCTTGCCGGTGTGTGTTGTAATTGATCGAGCCTCCATCTACTCGCTCTTGCGCGCGATGATCATCTTGTCGCCGACCACCCTCCGGCTGACCGGGATATGATGACGCAGCGCGTAAATGTACGCGCTGATCATCTGCCGGATCGGTCCCTCGAGTGTTTCTCCTGGTCGAAGTTGCGATACCGCAACCGAGAGTGGGCTCGGTTTCCGACCTCGCGTCTCGGGTAGGTGCACTGTTTCAGTTGCTTGATTAGCTACATTAGTTGTTATCGTTTCGTTTGTCATGTTGCATTCCTATTATTAGCTTTGCACTTAGCTTAGCTTAGCTTATATCTTTCAGCATTCAGCATGCCAAGTTGCGAGACAATTGCAGAATTCTGTGCTCTAACCGGTTAGTGAGTACCCCCACGTGGGGGCAATCCACTGATGCAGCGATGGATGCACGGATGGATGTTGGGGCCTGGCCCCGAGCCCCACCCATTCGATTTCCTGCGGTTTCTCAAATTTGCGAAACCCTACCCAACCCGAATTCTCAAAAATGCGAAAATCTGTCCAATTTTGGGACATTTCCCAGGTTTTCGCAATTTGTGTCTTATTTTTGCGAAAGTGGCATAAGGCTCGTAACATCAAGCTGTTACGCTGCTTGCCGCGCATCCGCAAAATACCCCGAAAATTTTCACCTTGCGTAAGTCTCTGGTGCTCACGCCTTTGTCCGAATAGCACCAGTTTCGGCATACCTTATGCTATATGTGGGATGATCGGCGCCTGGTGGCGACGGTCCCCCGGCAAACCGCGTGAGCGGCCAGACGGGGAAAGGAAGCCCGAAGTGACGGGCACGAAGTGTGCCCGGTGGAAAAAAGAAAGGCAAGACAATGAACGACAACGACATTAGAATTGATCGGGTGCAGGGCCGGCATGGTTACGAGATCGTGCTGATCACGACAAATGGCGGGACCCTGGAGTACCTTGACCCCGCTCTCTTCGACGAGCGCGGGGAAATTGCCGAGGGGTCAGAAATCCATCCCAGCGAGGAGCAAGACCTCGCGGCCTGTGTGGAAAAAGCTGACCTGTGGAGATTAGCCCAGGATGAGGATTGGGGGATCGCGCGGAAAGCGCTGGGGGCCTGGGTGTTGGCGGCCTCGGAGGAGGAGATCGCCAGGATGGTGCACCCGCTCCTGGATGAGGTCGCCGGGGCATACTACACCCCGGAGGAAGTCCGCACCAAACTGGCCGCTGTCCGCGGCCTCTGACCATGAAGATCACCTTTGATTCCCCGCGCCAGCTCGACCACGTCGGGCGGGCGCTTCAGGCCATTCCCGACTTCGCCCGCGCGCTCGCTTGGTGCCAGGCAAGCCCGTGGGCCGAAGGCGGGACTCGGTCCCTTGGGGAGGTCGTGGACTGCCTCCTCTCCGATCACGAGGAGGGTGGCTTCCGCCCGTGGGCTATTTCCCGCGGGCTCGCGGGGAGGTATCTTTACCTGCTCGGGGCCGTCACTAAGCCCGAGCGCGAGGGGAAAGTCCCCATCGCGCCGGTCGTGGGGGAATGGCATGTCGGCCAGGAAGTCGTGCCGACCGCTGGCGGCACCACGCTCATCTCGCTCCCCACAGAGTCGGGGATCATCACCAGGTGAAGCACACACCATGAAGCACCTAAACTATTCCAGCGTGTGGGTGTGGACCACCACCCCATACCCAATGTTTGAAGCCAGGTTGGTCTATGGGGCCAACAAGCGGGATCAGAAGTTTCTCCGCGCAGTCGGCGTCGAGCCGCGGCATGTGGTCGCGCTCCTGGACGATGGTAAGGAAATCTTCCTCGGCACCAAGCAAGAGGTGGAGGCCGAGGAGGCTCGGCTCCGGGCTGAGGCCGCGGCCAGTGGTAAATACGTCTGGCTACGCACGCGGGAAAGGGACATCCTTCCGGCGGACCAGTTCCAGGTCCGCCAAACCGCGGGCGGCGAGGTCTTCATCGCCGCTGGTCCCGACACTAGCCCGCGGTGTTTGCTGTTTGATGACCTGGGGGGCGGCTTCCGCGGTGGGTGCGGTCTCCAGGCCGAGACCACCGCGCGCATCCTGGTGCAGTGTTGCGCGGCCAACGCCTGCGAGAGTGCACTCGCGTTCGCCGCCCTGCTCGCCCCCGGCCAGCAGGTCGTGGGCCGGTCGTGGGGACGGAGGGGGGACAATATCACCACGTGGACCTGGGACGGGGTGTCTATCCAGATTCAGACGTACAGCCGGGCGCAGTGGGAGGCCCGGACAATCACGCCCGCCGACGGGCAAACGATTTAGCCGCTTGGGCATGTGGAAATCGAATTTTGATCAGTAAAACAACAAACAGAAAGGAAAGTTAAAATGAACGAAATCACTAATCACATTAATAACGCGGTAGTGGCACTCGCGCACGGAGATAAGGCCCTAGTGCACCAGTGTATCGCCGAGGTCCTCCGGTGTATCGTAGAGCGGGGGGCTGAGGTGCAGAGCCCCGAAGAATGCCGCGCACTCCTCGCAAAGCTCGAGGAAGTGCGGATGCTCTACGAGCAAGCTTAACCCACCGCCCGGGTGAGACCCCCGAGGTCCGCCCGGGCATAGCCACAAAGTACCTATGACCAAGACCTACACACCCCCAGAATTCCACACCCACGTGATCCTAGTCGGTCAATGGCCGAAGGCACGGACCGAGTTGATCCGCTGCCCGAGCACCTGGCCGGTCGAGCAGGCGGTCCGCACCGCCTTCCCCGGCGGGTTGCCAGGCGAGTGGTTCCTCCTCAACACATGCTGGCGCTTCGAGGATGCCAACGACTGGGACGCCCGGCTGTGCGCCCTCCTCGACCGCACCGCGAGCCCGGAGGCACCGCTCTCCTCGGCAACAGCAGGTGATATCGTATGCCCGACCTGGCGGCACGCCGTAGTCGCGGTTGGTCGCCAGCCGGACATCACCTTCGTGCTCGTCCGCTTTGCCGCCGGCCCCGGCTGGCTCGAGCGAGTCCAGAGCCAGCTCGGCACCATCCCCGATGCAGGCTGGGGCATCATCGGCATCTGGTCATCGTTCGACCAGGCTCAAAAGTGCCTCGACCTGCTACTCGGCTGCGAAAGCCCAAATTAGCGGGGGCTTCACGCGCTTCACACACACCCACCGGTGACCCCGGTGGGTTTTTTGTTACCGCGCGGGCATCGGCATTTATCCGCTCTGGAGCCTGGTCGCCGTCGCCCTGCTGGCTCGTCCATGCGGCACCCCGCGCGGTCAGAAAGACTCCTCTTCGCCCGAGGCCTGAGCCAAGCCCAACGTCACGCCCTGGGCATTCGCCGACGGAAATACGGCTCTTAGCCCGCGCCCAGCTAGCCGGCCTTCTGCCGGATGATAGTGCATCTCGACGAGGAGGAATGGGTCCAGGAGCAAATCCGCGGACCCACCACCAACAACGAATTGATCGTGCTGGACGGCTTATTAACGTTTTGACACTTTCCTTTAACAGATCTTTGATCTATTAAAGCTACGTTGAATAGCGCGCGATCTACTCGGATTCAGGTCCAACTGCTTTCCAGCAAGGAAGACAAAACCCGCGCCCGGTATCTGCTGATCAAGTATCATTACCTAGGCAACGGCCATGTCGTGGGTGAGCAGCTCTTTTACGCCATCACCGACGCACTCGGCTGCTGGTTAGGTGTATTGGTATTCTGCTCCGCCGCCCGCCGCTTGCGCGCCCGGGATCGGTGGATCGGTTGGACCGAGGAGCAACGCCAGCGCCACCTCCCACTGGTCGCCAACAACTGCCGCTTCCTACTTTTGCCCGATCGAACCTTTCCCAACTTGGGCTCCCGTTCGCTACGCTTGACACTCGCGCGCTTGAGCACCGACTGGCAAGCCCGCTACGGGCATCCGGTGGTGCTGGTTGAAACCTTCGTCGATCCGACGCGATTTAGCGGTGCGGTTTACATCGCCCAGGGCTGGCGGGAACTGGGTACAACCGCAGGATTCGCTCGCAGTACTCGGTATTTTTATGTCGAGCACCATCAGCCCAAATGTATCTTCGTCCATGAACTATGCAAGAATGCACGTCGCAGGCTGATCGCTGAGTAATCCATTACTCCAGCGCGTGCATACCCACCAATGACCTTGGTGGGTTTTTTGTTTCTCGATCCGGAATTAGTTTCGGACAATACCACCTTAGCCAGGGCCGAATCCTTAGGGGTGAATTCTTACAACCGACCGGGTATGTGCACATCTCTTCTCCACCACCATGATAATCCAGCCATTCACATGCTGCGCACAAATTGCGATCGCGCATAATCGGCTTGAACTGCACTAGTCGCAAATAAGCAGTCACGCGGTATTCAGTCATCTCAGTCATCTCAGTCATCTCAGTGATAGCTATCAATCCGCCGGAGGGTCGCTGAGTGGGATATCCAGATACAATGTCGAACCCGGGATGATATCGTAAGATCGCGAGTGCTGCACAAAATAAGTCAGCGTATCTTCGTCGCAAGGATGAACAAACCAACTGGTCGGAGGTACTCCAAGATCGACCGTGCCAGTCACCAGGAAATCGCATGCAGTCCAGGATACATCAAGTTGCGTGGTGAATTGGTGCGGTGCGAAATCATGACCACCGCATACCGTTGTCGGAGGTGCATCTTTGACGTGGATTGTATGCGTCTGGTGCGTGATGCTCACCAGTGCTCCCAATCGCGTGCTTAGCATATCCGACCAGATCGGTGGTATCGCGTAAGTCGCAAAATCCGCGTCGGTAAGTGCGATGCTGAAGCTAGCGACCTTCTTTTCCGATCGCAGCTTGAAGTTGTTCCCTGCGCATTCGGTGGACATGATGAATGCCAGGCTGTGCGCGGTAAATTGCCCGGGGCACGACCCAGGTGCATCGGATGCGTACAATGTCACCGGGGCCGGTGGTGAGCCGTACCAGATGACGGGCTCATGGCCCGTGAAGCAATTTTGTGGGGCGGAGGGTGGCCAGTTCGGTGGGATGGGGATTTGCGCGTAGTAATAATTCGCACCGCAGGTCATGCTATAGGGAGCCTCGACCCGGACGCGAGTGAGAAGATTCACGGCCTTTGCGAGCTGCGCGAATATCTCCGCGTACGCCTCTGTGTTGGGAAGTGGTCCGTGGCCCTCGAGATTATCATGCCGGATACTCTTAGGTAGCTGATTAATCCACCGATTCCCAAAAGCTTCGTAGCATAGATTGGAAAATGTGTAATCGAATAGAGTATAGACCCCGGTCTGGCATGCATATGCTTTGGTCGTCGCACCGTCCACGTATCCGCTGCACATCGCGAAAAGATAGGTCTCAGCCATTCGGACCCAATCACTGAGGAAAAGTGAATCAGACGCATCCTGCGCTTCATTATCATCACGCACCGGCTCAGGGACCAGGCGTAGAAACCAGAAATGCGGCAATACAGCTCCGTATAGGTTATCGTAATCAGTCCAAATGTGATTCGGATACGGATTCCCAACCGCAGCATCCCCGGGCTTTTGCCGCGTCGCATTCATCCCCTTATTCATCCATACAAGATATTCGCGCAACGCATTCTCCTGTGTGCGATGCGGTTCACTGCGCAATGCACTTATATCCCAGGCCGCAATATCGCGCGCGATACTTGCGGGGGCCGTAGATGCCGAATGTAATCGCCCGGTGAATTCGAGGCGCACAATGCATTCACCATTCTCGATCGAGCATGTGCATGATGCAATCCGCGCGGGTGGCTCGTAGATACGACAAGATGAATAATGCGCAATCTTTTGCGGCTGAGTCCATCCGAACGCATTCGGATTATTCGTACCAGCGAGGTAATTGTATCCACTCGCGGCCTCGGCCACTGGTGCATCTCCGAACCCGAGGCTGAAATGATAGCGCAGATTCGCATCGTATTGTCCCTGCGTATTCCAACATTGGCAGCGATTGTTAAATGCAAAATAGTCCGCGTACGCCTCGGGTTTATAAGTCCCGGAGTCGGAGGGCTGATAAGCGAATGTGTCGATCTCCATCAACCATTCGTTGCTCCACCCAGCAGCTCGTGGTGATGTGATGATTCCCTCGTATTCGTACACGTCCGCACCTTTCCAATCCGTCTCCGATTCGCAGGTGAACGGTTCACCGGCCTTATATTCCACTCCCCGATAGACCACGCTCCCATCGCGTGATGCATAGGTCCGACCGACGATAAGCTGGTCGTGTTCGACAGGCGAATCGGATGGTGCGAGATCTGCGAAGTAATCGATCCTGGTCGTCTCGATAAAACCATATCGCTTGAACCACAACACTGATCTCCCATTGATCACCGCATAGCCGATAAATTGCTCGCGTGGTACATGCTTAATCCACCGCGACATCCTGCGGGCGGCATCGTAGAGAGCATTCTGATTAATCTCACCTACATTACCAAAGATCGCAGTCTCTCCTCGTTCATTGCCTGCGCAGCAGCGCGATTCGTAATGCTCCCAAATCTCGCGTGCCAACGTCTCGGATGCGCCCACTCCATCGGGGACTGCGCTATTATCCGCCGCACCATTGCGCAGTACAAGATACATATCCTGTTCCTGCGGCTTGTAATCAAGGAGAGCTGTGCATTCAATGCTAAGCACTCCACCAGGGAGAAAATCCGCATCATCAAGTAAGACCATGGATAATACCCCGGGCTTATAGGATTGGGAGAATACTTCGATTCGCGAATCACCCGGAGACACAGTCAATATTGTGAGTCGCGTGCCATTTGATTGCAGCTCGACGTGCACAGCATTCGTGAGCTTGGCCGCACTGATGAAACAACTCCGCAGGATTGCACCAGCAGGGTAGGTGAATGATTGCCCGCCAGTGTTGCAATTTGCGATGGTGCCCGCGCGAATGCGACCACTACCCGACCACGTGAATTGAGGATAGATTGCTACGACCGAATCACCACGCTGAGATCCAATTTGCGGTGCGAGGTGATATTGTCGCTCGAAAAATTCTTGCGTCGCGAATGCATGATCAAGCCAGGATTGCTGGCGCTGCTCGTCAGTGCCCCGGAAATCCGCGATGAATTGCGAGAGGATACGCTGAGCATGTTCACCCCATACTTTTCGCAGCACCGCTGCCCCCGAATAGGGCCCCTCGATCCATTGCGATAGTGGGAAGTGATCTAGATAATACGATGTACCGTTGCGAATCCAAACCGTATAAGCCCATGCCCCCCGCGAGATATAAGCAACGTGGCCGTCAATGTCGGGACATGAACCGGGATATGTAACGCGATGATTCCCGTCGGGTAGCGTGGAGATTGTCCCATGATATCCAGTCGTCGGCGCATTAGGATCGAGCGACGTGAAAAAGTAGATGTAATTGGGAGGTGGAGCCGCCCCGGTACCTGGATCGGAACAAGGTGGTGATCCTAATTCGGGTGAAGCAAGTAACCCACCGTAGGCCAATCCATGCGGCCCGAGAAGCGACGATCGGAATGCAAAGAGAGATCGCGCAGCATCAAATGCCGGGCATGCGACCGCGCCGGTCTGCGGATCGTACGCACCACGTTGCAGTTTGCCCAATAGCCAATAGTCAGCGGCTGATTCTGGTGCGCGCCCGTCAATCGATGGTGGGCAAACAGCCAGGCGATCGGCCTCGGATGGGAGATCACCTACTCCATAGATGAGAGATCCAAGAATCGTTGAGAGATTGATTCCCTCGGGCTCACCGGGACCAGCATCGGGCCAACCGATGTTAGGATCGAGCAGTTTATAGCTGAAATATTCCCACTGCGCTGGACTTAGTGAGCCGCTCGGATTGCGAATCTGGCGAGCAAGGGTAAGGTACCAATATCGGATGCGCCAGACCGGATCACCCAGGCCTGAAGCCAATCGATCGTTGATCGCGCGCGCAAGCGAGCGCATTTGCGCACTCAGTATGAGATCACCTGAGCGCGGCTCAATTGCGCGTGTGAATTGGATCACCAGTCACGAATTCCAGCTCACGCAATGCTTAGAGTGCAGGATCACCTAGCTCGACGCTATTGACTTCGAGCCAACTGCTGCCGGCACTCGATTGAGCTTGCCACAGCACATTGGCCGGTGAGCGCAGCACGAGCGCCTCACCGGCGCGAATGCGGGCCACCTCAGCGGTGTATGTATCGATCGAGCAATATATGCGAATGTAATTAGCTGACTCAGTATTGCGCAAACACAGACCATATTCCTTGGCCGTATTCACCGACCCAAGATCGAGCGCAGTCTTGGAAGTCGAAATACTTTGCAGAATCGACGACATCGCCGTGGAGGTTGATTCCATGCTCTGCGTCTTGGTCTGCGTTGCATTGCCGATGGTGGTCCCAGCTTTGGTCGCCGAGAGCCCAAATTTCCAAGTTACTTCGTTTGCCATAGCATTATTTTATCCGATACTGTTTTTTTATCAAGTCGATCAACCCCAGCGCGGTGGTGAGCTTTTCCGTATTTGTCGCAGATCATCGGTGTTGACCTCGATGTGCGTACCGGCTTCCGAGCGTGTGATGCGAATGGTACGCGATGGGAGAAGTCGCAGGCTACGTGTGAATCGGAGTAATGAATTGAGCCAGGAATCACGTGTCCGATCGCTACCTATTGGAGTGGGTTCTTTCATATTATTCGGACGGCCAGTTGAGTGGGGGATATAAGAACGTGCACCACATATCCAAAGTCCATTCGGTTCGAATCTGAATCTTACGGCCCATCTGTGTTTCTGTCCCGGGCTTCTTCAGCCAGGACCAGAGAAAGAAGGGACGCCGATCTTTGCGTACGGATAGCTCCGGGGCGCCGGGCGCGGGAATTGCGCGGAGCTTGAATTTGAGCCGCTCGGGTAAAGGGGCATCCGCCTCATTCTCGCTAATAAGCTCTTCCGTGGTATAGAGCTTTAGCACGCCAACATCCGTGGTTTGGCGCGCATAACGCGAACCTACGAACTTGATCAATGCGATAGAATAACTCGCGGTGAGATATTGCAATTGTCCGCGAATCGCGAGGTAATAGACGGCCTGCATTGCGGCCGTCCATGATGTGATTGGCGGTGATGTATCGGGAGGTGGATCTTCAATCCATTTGCGCAGTGAACGCACGTCTTCCTCCGATGCCCCGCGTAAAACATTAGGATGCTCGTAGATACTTTTTGCAAGCTCCTGCCCGGGCGCTTCCCAGTGATAGCTTTCTTCTGTGCTTTGGGACTCAGTATCATCGTCACCCGTCCGAATAATGAGCCGCCACTCGGGTGCATTCGAGGTGTCGATGCGATAGGTCTGGTCACGGGAAAGAGTCTTGATCGCTTGCAGTACCGCGGTCTGTGTTCCAGCCCAGGTGCGTGTGACAACGGTACCAAATCGATTACGATCAACAGTCGTATCGACGAGTGTAAGATTCGCACCAAGCGCGAACCCAGGCTGATCCCCAGCATTATATAGGATACTCATCCTTAGAATGCCTCCTCCATAGCATCGATCGATTCAGGTCTGGTGTTGCGCTCGATCTGGCTGAGCAATCGCGTGTGTGTGCGCGCTTCGATAATGACAGGTTGCTGCGTCATCGCACCGACCTCTTGCAATGATGTGAGCATGGGCCCGATGATACGCGCACTTTCCCGCTCCTCGATTGTTGCCGGCGGCTGGCGACCGCGCAATGCTTCCCACGGAATGCGCGCAGGGCGGCGCTCGACCGGCTGCTGTGCTGCGATCTGATCAGCGGACTGCCGGTGACCCATAATGAGATCAGTCCAGAAATCCACAGCCACATCGGCCATGCGTAGCAGGCTCCCCACACCGGTCGTCGCAAGGTCTCTGATATTCCGCCACCAGCCGCCAATGCGATCCGAAGCTTCGTCCACCGCGCGGACATCTTCACTTCTTAGAAAAGCACCAGCAGGCTGTTCAAGCAAAGCTGATCTTAGAATAGGTAATGCTTTGAGTCCACCACGACCGAATAACTTAATCATCAATGCTGATTCATCAGGTCCGAAATCTGTAGTCCTTATAATTGCACCAACCTTACGGAAAAGATCTACAACATTAGCGCGTAACAATTCCTCACGACCAATGCCGAGCGCACTGAACAATCCGAGAGATTCCTGTTGTCCGGTGAGGGCGGCCTGCCGCACGCGAGCGAGTTGGGTCAAGAAAGTGCGCAGGTCTTCAATGCGCGCCCCAGCCCTGGCCGCGACTTCTTCCATCGTGCGCAGTTGTTCGACGGTCGTACCAAGCTGCTCAGCAAGATCAGTAATATCGGAAGCAAATCGCGCAATAGCGCGAGCCCCCATGATCACACCAGCAACCGAGAGCGCCCCGCCGATGTGGGTGCGAATCATATGCGCCTGCCGCTGTGTCCAGCCCATCATCCCGCGCTCAGCCTCGGCCAGACCGCGCCGGAAGCCGATCGTGTTGAGGCTAAGATTAGCTATGAGTCGAAATACACTCATGCACCAAGCGATGCACTGCGCTCGTATTCTTCCTGCCGCCGTGCCAGAGCCACAAGTAACTCGTGTCGCCGGCCTGCATAATAGAGATCGACGGCACCATTCATCTCCCAATAGCAAGCCCAGAGACAATGAGCCACGCGGACCGGTGTATCAAGAGCATCAGTCATATGCATACCCATCGTCGCAAGTAAGAATGTCAGCAGCCGCCAATGCCCGGGGGCGTTCAACTCTTTCCCATCCTTGATCTTGGTGCGCGGTGAAGCGAAACATTCGGTCCAATATTGTTTGAACCGCTCAGTTTCCTTATCCAGGTCGAGCCGTACCAGGCGCTTGGTCCAACACCATTGCGCAATGTTCCACAGCCAGCGTGGTGCCCTGGCAAATTTACGCGCTCGTTGGTATGGCATGGATAGCAATGCGCACGCGAATAGAATATCTGAGAGGGAGCATTGGACATCACACACCAACGGTGATTCCAATGACTCGAAGAGAAACCAATGACCTACGGTAACCGGTCGGACAATTAGACCGAAAAGCTCACATGGACCGAGCTCATGAAAAGCAGCATCCATGCGACACTCATGCTAAGAGATCTGAGTTGCGCTCGCGATATTCTTGAAGCGCCTGCATTTGAGCGTCGCTGTCCAATTCTCGTTGCTCACGCAATTGATGCGACCATCTCCTTCATAAATCCATGGATTGGTCGTGTCCGCATTGAATGCATCTGCGAAACTTCCGATCTTCACAACCGGCATGCCCGTGATTTTGATGCGAGCACCGATGGGTGGTAACCAGGCACTCTTGAGTGCATCCGCGCGCGTGCCGGCCTGCGGGATGAAATTGATCGTCCAGGTCAATGTATCATCGTCAGCAATGATGAGCGCGTTCAATTGCCCGCTCTGATTGCGAACCTCGCGTACGGCCCCCTGATGCTCAATGTCAGCAGTGGTCAGTTGCGGCGATACGTATCCGACCAGGTCCGGCACGTCCATGGCCGCGCTGCCGAAGCCGTAGATCTCAGCTTTTCCAAGAAATGTTTCAGCCATAAATCAATTGCTAAGCGATACTCGTTCCTGCGCATATCATGCGCTCATGCAGCGTACTGATATGCAGCCGTCGCGCAGTATCAATATTGTATTCCGTAGTCAAAGGAAATGCAAGAAAGACTGTGAGTCCGGTCGTGTTGCTATTGATTCGATCTGCGAAATCGCTCGTGGTGATATAATTAAAGATCTCGCCGGCGTATGTGTTGTGATCGATCCGATTGATATCATCCGCCTTTGTGGTGATGCGGATTTCTGCATCAACAATCCAATTCGCACCCAGGCCATTCGCTTCGCGATCAGCTCGGGTGGCGACCACATCGACATGCGTCCCGCGGATGATTGAAGAATCCAGGCCGGTGCCAATCGAGACATTAAATGTAAATGTCTGAGCTCGCAAATATTCTGCGATCGCTTGCTCGACCTTAAGCGGGATCTGCGCATGTGGAAATGTATCGGTCGCTTGGGCCATAACTAACCGACCGCATTATATCGATCTGCAATCTCCTGCATTTTCTTGCGAACGTATTCGCGCGTGGAAGCGAGCTCATCGCGCATTGCAGAGGCCAGTGCGGATTCGACGCGCGGATCAATACGACCGCGCGCTTGCAGATCGTAATAAGCGATTGCCTCGGGTACATAGGATTGCCTCGCAATGCGCGCCTCACCAGGATGGCGCACACGCGGATCACCGGCGGGTGCGATCTGTTTCGCAGCGAGACCGAATGCGCGCAGCGCCTTGCGCCACCCAGCGCGCAGACTTCCGATCGCAGCTTTCCGGCGATTGATAAGCGATCGCACAGCCTTCGCCATCTTCGCACCGTAAAGCCCGGGCAATCCTTTATCTCGTCGCCGCGCCTGCACAATGAGCGCGGCCCGGGGCGCCTGGGTAACCAGGATGTATCGTTTGACCCTCACCTTTCCTGTTTTCCGGCTCACGCGAGTTTCAACACCGCTAACACCCAATGCGGATTCAATCACCTCGGCAGTTGCTTTCGGAGTCAATTCGCGGGCGCGCTTGAGAATGAAAAACATCTTGGTGTTGAGCACCTCGGGCAAGGTCTTATCAGTCAGGCCAAGATATTGTCTCAGCGCCGATCGCCACTCCGATGCATCTATGTGTAGATCGAGCATATTAGCAGCGCGTGCATTATTGCTCATCCACAGATCGGACTTCAAATCTCCACACACCACGCGCGCAATCTGTGACACGCAGGATGCGGTACTCAACACCGGCCTCGGTGATTACATCGCCGGGTTGTGGGAATGCTGATGGTTTTTCCGCTGACGCCCAGGGGCCGTCGTAATTCAATACACCGGCGAAATAAGTATCTTCATCCTTGGGGAAAACATCTTGCTCGACAAAATAGCTCGCGGTGATTTGTTCTGCGCGCCCACCGATCACAATCTCTTCACCACGTCGCAAAGTTGATCGCACCGCAGGATACGATTTGCCTCTCCATATGATCGATACATCTTCAAGCAAACTCATATCCGCGATGGCCGCAGCAATCAATCCACCGAGTGGTTTGCTTTGAATCCAGCTCATATTACTTGGATTCCAGCTCGTATTCGAGATCGGTGATCGTGTAGAGCGCGTCGCGCACCCAATCGGGGGCGGCCTGTGCCGCTGCATTGAAATCGGGCCGCGCGATCAATCGATCCACATTATTGAGAGTCCGCGGGGTCGCGCAACTGGTCGCGAGCGCGAGCAATAGACTCATCAATAGCAGCGCGCTTAACTTGACGCCGCGCATCTGCATCGCGCATTCGCTTCCGATCATTGGACCGCTCGATGGCGCCGATGATCGCAAGCACGAGATCGCGCAGCGCTGGGATGGCTTGCGCGAGCGCGACCAGAAATCCAATAAGAGCGTGCACATCAGCCCGGTGTATCCGTGCCTTTATCACTCCCCTTATGATCTTTCGCGAAGATCAATCCGACTGAAGCAATTGCTCCCGCAATCGCCTGGCTCCAATCCGGATTGGTATTTGGATTGCCATCAAAGAGAGCACTGAGTACTGTACCAATGATCACCAATAGCGATCCGAGTCCGGCCATTGTTGTTTTCCAACTCTTCATATTTACGGATTAGTGTACCATACATTTGTCGAAAATCGAGAACGTACCTCGACCATAATCAATCGCAGATTCTCCACGCTTTTCTCGATCTTATCGAGCCGATCATCTATCTTGTTGAAATTCCCAAGACGCGATTCGGTGACCGCGAGGCGCGCATGAGTTTGCACAATCCACCCACTACTTGCGACGAGGGCTGCTGTCAACAATCCGAGCCATAGTTTGGTGAACGCGCTGCTGAACGCATTAGTGGCCCGCTTGTGGATATCAGTATCGTTAGAATCGCGCATATCATTAGAATCGCGCAGTGTTGAAGATTTTCTCGAATTCGTAAAAATCCACGTACAGATAGCGTGTCCCGGTCCCAGCAGTTTTGAAATGCTGGATGATATGATACATGGTTGTGTTGGTAGCCACCGCGACATTCGAGGTGCCGATGGATGTACCATTGATCGCAAAGGATGCGCTATTACCATCTGCAGCGGAAAATCCCTCGAGCAAATACCATGTACCAGCGGTCACAGTGATATTCGAGTCAATCACATTATCCACAGATGCAACGCGATTGATCGCTCGCCATTTCCCCAAGTTGATATTGTGCGAGTAAACGAAGTAGATGCCATCTGATGGTTCGGCATTATAAGATGAACCGAAGCCAATGCGATCGACGAATGTATCGGTCGCATCACTCAATGTCGGAATCATCACGAGTGCACGGAATAGTGTCTTACCACCGATCAATGGAATACCAATAAGCTTGATGACACTGGTTATCGTGCTCGCTGTTGTACCATTAGACAAACGCACAACACCTGGCCGATTATCAGCAAGCCATGGAGCTATCGCTATGGCCCCGCCTCCTGTATTAGATGACCAATCGGTTTGACCTGATATGGTACCAGAAATCCAATCATCAAAATAGTACGCGCGCAATGATGGATCGACCACGAGCATATCGGTCCCATCACTTTTCAGCCAACTCCCCGGCTTCCCCAGTGGGATACGTTCAGCACCCGATGCACCCTGGCGAATCATATCGCCGCGAGTCGTCATCGGGTTCGTGAGCTTCGACGCGAGGTCGCTCACCAGATTTGTGACCTGCGATTCTGCGATCGTAATCGCATCACTCCCACCACTGCCATGCGAGCTTGCATGCGCGGTCGGTGTTCGCGCATCCGCATTACGCGGATCGCTATTGGTCACGTACTTGTTTGTTGCACCAGGTGCTCCATTAGTACCCGCGAGCGCTGCTTTTTCATCCGATGTTGGAAACCGAGAATCGGTAAGATTGGCCTTATTCCCTAGGTCAGTCACCAGATTGGTGACCTGACTCTCAGCAATTGTGACTGCATCGCTCCCACCCGATCCGTGCGAGGTCGCATGCGCGGTCGGTGGGAATGTGCTCGGTTTACCGCTGACCTGGTCCCAGGTTGGTGGTGGTGGTGTTCCATGTGTATGATCCCCGCGACTGTAGGTCGTAGCTACTCCAGCAGATGAAGATTGCGAATATGCTGTTTCACTCGCGACCGTATCACTAGGTGTTCCACCACCACCTCCTCCCGTGATCCATTGCGTGTCGTAATCTACTGCTGAAGCTTTTGCCAGGACCTGACCGCTACTACCACCCGCTGGCACACCAACTCCAGGCACCGGAGCACCCATTGATACCTCGACCGTAGTCTTGGTCTCGGTGATCTGCACTCCATTGGTGAATTCTGAAATCTCAAGTTTCATGCCGAATACGCAGCACCATTCACAGCGTGATTATACAGCGACCTGTCTTTTGACCTCGACATCGCCTTCGAGCAGGCGCGTAGCAATTCCACCCGGCGAAGTAAGCTTGAGATCATACACGTATGCACCGGCAGCCAGGGCCGTAGTTTGCGCAGCCGTGAGCGTCGCCGTGAGCTTCCCATTGGGCCCATCTATACTGATCCCGCTTGCCTCACTAAGCTGGACCTCAGCGGTGCTTGAGTATGCCGATTTGATCCAAAGCTTGGCTGTATATCCGGTGAGTGGGATCGGTGTCCCCGTCTCATCCTTCCACACCAATTCGAGCGTCCAAGTCGCACCTTGCTCGATGGTAAGATCGTACTGCGCGGCGCTCATGCACTGCTGGCATTATGCTGCTATTAGGGTAGGACCCGAATCCATGAGGTCCCGTTGAACACATAGGGACTGTGCAAATCCGTATCGTAAACCATCAGCCCCTCTGCGGGCGAGCTGATCGCATTACGTTGAACGGTCGTCATGCGTGGCGGTAGGAATCCTTTATTAGTCGCATCGGCTTGTAATACTGCGCTGGCCGCGGCTGGACCATAACTTTGTCCGGAATTGTAAATGCGCAAACCGCCGGCCTGGACGGATGCAATGAGTCCCTCGGATTCGTGAGAGCCGATGAACGCAAGCGACGCCGCACTAGGTGACCCGCGGTAAAAGTAGAGCTGCGGGCGAGGCGTGCTTGCATGGTCACTTTGCAATCGTATAGCGACATTGGCATTAGCACCTTGACCAATAAATGCCCAAGCATCCGCTGCATCATCAAGCACACTGCGAAAGAGCTGGCCGCTACCGGAATGTGCTTCGAGTCCGGTCGTAGTCCCGCGCAAATAACCAAGTGATGTTGCGCCTGCGGTGAATTTCAAAGTCGGATAGTACGGGCTACTCGCCGTCGAATTGATGAAGAGCCCACCATTCTGCTGATTGCTTTCGACGCGCAGCACCTCAGTCACACCATCATGCTGCGCGCGGATGACACCATCTCCCGAGGCTTTGAGCTCGAGCGATGTACCACCGGTTGCGGTCACGACCGCCAGCGCATTCGTATGCGCATCAAGATAGCGCGCGTCGGTACTAGCGAATGAAATTGGGACCGCACCACTCCCGACTCTAGAGATGTCATTTCCACCAAGTACGATGTCGGTATTATTCGCGCTCGCCGTAATCCCGATCCCTGTGCGATTAGCGGTTGTGTAGTGATTGCCGACCGTGTTCCCTACAACGTTGATGCTCGTATTCCCAGATTGCAGGTAGATATCCCATAATCGATTGGTATCAAGTCTCCCATTATCCAAACACACATTTCCGCGCACGATTGCACCAACCGATTGATACAGACTGATACCGGTCGCACCATTCGAGGCGCACACATTGTTGAGATACTGCACCAGACTACCGCCGACCGCGCGGATGCCCTCGCGACCGCAGCCATAGATCTGGTTGTTTGCGACTAAAGCGTTGTGCACGTCGAAACTCGGAGGTACGCCATAGATTTGAATCCCATCCTGGTTCACTCGAGCGATGTAATTACCTACGACAACCGCATTGGTAGTGCCCTCGAGTTGAATACCGCTTGAATTCCCTGTCCCGGCTTCAGGTGCACCGTCGATGATCGTATTATCCGCAATCAGCGCTTCATTCGGGACCTCGATTGCATCGTGCGTGTAAGATCGAATCAGATTCCCAATGACCCGCACGCCATTAGGTAGCCCATCCATTCCTTTGCATCCGGTCTTCTCGATGATGCAATTGATCACGGATACATTGGTCGAGTACCCACCCGGGGCCACCCCGGTAATACCCATGTCGAATCCGATCTCCGCATTCTGGCCGCCCTCGGTATTCGAGTTGCGACCGAATACGCATTGATCGATGAGCACATTCGTGAGCTGAATCCCGCGGAAGGCGCCACCGGGTACTGCGAAAGCTGATACCCGCCGCAGCGTGAGATCGGTGACATTCACAAACCAGAAATGTTTCTGGTCATGAATACCATCGCCCTGGCTGCCAGGATTATCTTTGCCGGTTAGCAGTAGATCTTCAAAGAGCACATTCGTGACCGGCCAATCGCAACGATACCAATTGGTCGCTGGTGTCGGACCAAGATCGAGCCTATGCGCGAACGTTGTAGTGTAATCCGAAGCAGTATTATTGATCACACTCGCATTACCAACTCCGCGGATGTGCGTATTATTCGTGATACGCAAGGTCGCGCTGATGTTGTACGTACCAGGCGGCACGAAGAGCAACCACTTGTTCGTCGAAGCCTTTGTGATTGCAGCCTGGAATGCTGCTGTATCATCAGTCACCCCATCACCTTTCGCGCCAGCAGTCTTAAGATTCAGCACCCCATCATAGCTCACCACATTACTTAGAGCAGTGTTGATCTTGATGAATGCTGTGCGAACACTATCACCCGATCGATTATCAGGTGTCCCACCCACGTTGACCGGAATAAAATCGCCCCCACGACACACCATCGTGAGGGCGATGACACCAACACACACACCGCGCACTAGCTCATGCATCGCTCATTAAGATCGCTAAGGTTGGTACTTAGAATCGCAGGGTAATCGTCGAAGACGATCCTGTAATATCACCGCCAAGGGCGTCGAGTGTCTGTTTGACCGCAACATATCGGCGCACTGTCGGTGTCAACCGGAATTGCACCGATCCCGCAGCCACACCCACACCACCAGCACCGGTGAGTGTCTTACTCAGTCCGATGTTCGCAAAGTTTGTGTTGTCCGCTGAATCCTGGACCTCGAGTAACAGGTTTTTATTATCCGCAAGTGCAGACAGCGCCGGCCATTCAATCTTCAATTCGACCGTCTCGGGCAAGATACCACCGGATGCACCGTCCGAAAGGCGGGTGCCCACGTCGAACGCTGTGGACCGATTATTAGCACCAGCACCGGGGAACGTTTTGGTCGTCGAGTATAGTGCGTCTTGAATGTCACGCATAAGATCTCTCAGTCTTGATTACCTGGTTGTTATTCATCATTACTCATCATTACTCATCATTACGAATGCTGTCTGTAACGATGATTGGAATTCCGAAGGCTTCGGTCGGCAGAGGTGCGACGTTCTCCATCGCACCACTCGCGCGCTGACCGAGGCCGGAGAAGATGGTCACCGACCGCGATTTCTGCAACAGCGATCGCGCCCGCCGATTCATGAAGAGCTTGAGATTCCCGCTCTGGACAATCGGGACCGGGAATTTCGCGACCAAATCAGCAATCAACGAGTCAGTCAAAGGTTTGGCATCGGTAATCAGCTTGATGCGACCGATCGCTTGGCTATGATTCACACTAAGCCCCACCCATCCATACAGGTTACTCACCCAGGCGAAGTAAGCCCTGCTATTAGCGTCCTGGACCTGCTGGCGCGTCCATGGGCTCATTGTCAATCCACCGTTTCCACCGAACACCCAATGCACACCGTGCGGATCATTCCACACGGCCCACACTGAGGTCGCCGTGCCGCTGACTCCGCCGGCGCTGACCTCCATATTAGTCGCATCATAGCTTGCCTGGAGCCCGATGAACCCTTTCGCATCCGCTGTTTTACCGCGGTAAAACTGATCACCGAGTGCAATTGCTTTTTGCCGCACGACACCGATAGCCTCATCAGCGAGGAGTTGCTCGCGACCACCTTCCTCCGGCGCGTCGGCTACGGCCTCGTCCACGCGAAACTGCGCGTCGAACACGTAGCACTCGCACAGGCGCTGCTCGTATGCAGATGAGACAATATCCGATCCTTCATTAGCAGCACGGAAAGCAGGGCCGGCGGGGAGTGATTTGCGCACGCGGGTCTTGTAGCTTGTCCCTGGAATCACGCGCCCGAGGAGTGAATCGATCTCAGGTGCATAAGTCAGCACTTCCTCGACCAGGCCGATGGACGCATCGGTTCCGTTGCGCTTGCTGATGTCAAGCAGACTAAGGTATTTGTTTGCCATACATTACTACGTTGTTACAGGTTCTTAGAAATTACTTGCGGTTAACTTCATTCGCAATTGCTTGAGCGATTTTTTCCCGACGGCTCAGCGGTTTCCCATCTTGAGGTGCGGCAACCGGGATGGGTGCAATAGATACGGCGGCCTTCTGGATTTCGATCTGCGCGGTCTCTTTCTTTTGCTCCTGGAATTTCGCGATGTCCGCGCGGAGCCCGTTGTATTGCTCACTCAATTGTGTGAGGATCTTGTTGATCTCCTCAAGTTTCGCTGCGGTCTGTTGCCAGTTGGATTCTTGCTCGGCAGCGATGGCCTGAATTTTCACCAAAGCTTGTGTCGCCTCCCCATCAGCCTTTGCAGCCTGTTCGGTGGCCTTTGCGGCTTGATCACTTATCGCGCTCATCTGTTCTTTCAATGCTTTGAACATAAGCTTGTCTGTAATAAATGCAAGCATTGTAATCCTGTCAAGTGCTTATTTTGCTTTGAAAATCAACGATAGCATCTTGCTCGAAGGGTACGAGCTGATCGATCAAACCAAGATTGATCGCTTCACTCCCATCAAATATCCAGCCCGTAAGAGCGCTCCTGCTGATATTGCGCCCATCGGAAATGAAGCTCACAAATTCATCACGCGCGCGATCTACTCTTTGTTGCAACAGACCAGCGGCCCGCTCGTCCAAGGGGAAATATTCACTTGCAGCCAGCTTATCCTCACCGGCCTTGATCGCTGTGATTTTCACACCAGCCTTCTCGATCATGCCGCTGTAGTCAATGTGCAAAATGTATGCCCCAATGGACCCGACCAGTGAGCTCGGGCTTGCGTAGATGCGATCAGCCGCAGCAGCAAGCCAATATGCACCGCTGGTCATGATGCGCGAGGTGAAAGATGCGGTCGGCTTGCGTAAATCGCGTAGCGCATTCGCTGCTTCGGGTAATCCGGTCACTTCCCCGCCCGGGCTGTCCCAGATAAAGAGAATGCCATTGGTCGCGGGCGATTGGTCATGCTCTCTGGCCACCGCAACAAGCCGGGTAGTATCAATTCCGAAATCGGGGCTTAGCACACCTGAGACACGAATAATACTGAGCCCATTATTCTGCTGAGCATCCAGATACCACGTCGGGACAACATCAAGTGAGCATTCGCCGATACCGACCCTGATAAAAGCCTCGGCTTGAGACGGGTCCTGGACGAACCAGATGGTATTATTTTGTGGAATCATGCGGAATTCGTGTCGTTATTTGGAAGCGGTGCTGCCGCAGATTGCCGGCGTTGCTGAATCAACATCTCCACCGGTACACCGAGCGCATTCGCGCGGTCGATCAATCGCCGGTGCCACTCGATGGTCTCGTCCTGGATTTGTTTCCAGTCGCGATTCCGACTCGCACAAAGTTGCTGCGGTGATAATGCACCGCGATCAATCTCGAGCGCCGCAGATTCGATCTCGTACTTGCGGTCCGCGGTTAGATCGCTGGGCTCAATGTATTGCCATTTCTGCCAGGTCGGATTTTCTGGTAGGATACCCGATGCAATCGCTCGGGCGATGCGATAGCGATCAATGTAGGTGCGCAAGGGTGCAACGATACTTCGGAACAGCTCGGATTTCCGCGCGTTAATGCGCTCGACAATCACGCGCACACTCGCACCACCGACCTTGGTTGGGTTGTGCTGGAAATCGTAGCTCCAACCTATCGATTCCAATGCTGATCTAAGCTCTTCATCCTGGTACCCCACCCAGTTCGCACTCGGCCTATCGTTCTCGACCGGTTTTATCTGTTGGCCGGACCCAGCCTTGAAATACATGATGCGCCCGTTGCTTAGTAATTCCTTGGGAAGTGATGTCGCATTGCCTGAGCTGTCGGGTTCTGATGCGGGCCCGCGAATCAGCGCCTGGGCTGCATCGGGCTCACCTGCTTCGTTATATATTTGCAATGCATAGCTGGCCTCGATTTTTTGCGCAATAAGCTGAGCGCGCCGGCTCTCTGCGATATCAGTCCAACTCAGTGCACTCGTCGCCAGCATGGACACTCCACGCAATTGATCGCAAGTAAATGGGAGGAAAACCAGGCGCCCGACCTCGACGGAAGGATAAGCGAGTACGGCGTCAAAAGCATCGGTGATGACATAGGCCACCGGCCTGCCGAATGGAGTCGTAATCACTCCGTCCACCACCGGCATTCCCTCGTAAGGTCCATCTTCAATCCACCGCGACCAGCGCCGGCCAATGCGGTGACTGCGAATGATCTGAATGGCCGGCATACCATCGGGATGCTGAGTCAATAATATAAGCTGGTCACCATCCACGATAATATCGCGCAGAATATTCTGGAGTACGACATCGATACTCTGCTCGATACCGCGCACGTCCAGATTCGCATCAGTCGCATCGAGCCATTCATGCGCGCGTTGGCCCCATTCGGCATCATCACCGATATATTGCCTGCGCGTGGATAGTGTGCACAACCGCGCGCACTCATCAACCGCTCCGCGCACGACCCCGAAATTGTAGTAAAGCCATCGCCCGAAGCTAAGCAATGTCCGCCGACCCCAGGGAGTGAGAATATTATGGAAATCGTAGTCGAGCTGAGGAATCGATCGACGATCGGTCTGTTGGACAGCCGCCTCGAAAGCACGATCTCCCATGAGATAGGTCGATCGTATTGACGATGCCGGCGTCGTTCCGCTGGGTCCCTGGGGCACGATGGGGATTGGTTTCCCGTTCCGATCGGATTTTTGCATCCTGATCGCGAGACGATTTTCAAGTGCCGTCATATTAAGCGAACGCAGCGATAACCTGGTTACGTCCCACGGTGGCAAATTGTGCGTAAGTCACAGGATCGAACTCGTATAGTGCGCGTTGCAATGCTGTAATCCGCTGCAAAGCGCTGCGTTCAGCAACCGAGGTCGAGCTGACATCACCGGCACCCGCACCTACGATCACGCGACCGCGCGCATAATCTTCCTGCGCCGCGCGCAGTGCAGCCAGGAGATCACTCTCGCTCCAGCCGTAAAATAGCGTTCGCATGCAAGCAATATGCTCGCTCCATTATTTAATATCAAGTTTCCAAATCCGCAAGTAATCCCGCGAGGGTCGCAAAAAGCACCTGCATCTTTGCGCAGTCGTATGCATGATTATTCCCACTTGGACAGACGCGCTCGAATGTTACACGACCTGACAACTTATCAACTTTCTTACGTTTCCACTCCGCACTCATTTGCCGCGTGTACTCAGCAAGTATCGGGTCATCTGTGTCCCGCGCAGGTAGTACATGCATTCCCTTATCGATCAGCCCATCCAAGCGGTCTGCAATTGTGTTGCTCGCGAAAAGAATGAGAGGTGCACACTTGCGCCGCGGGCCCGCACCCGATTCCGGGTCACCCTGCGTGAGCGGTGCGTAACTGCGTTGCACCGCGCGACCGTTATGCCGGTGCACGAAAAAATCGCGATTGGTCCCCTTGCACGCAATCCAACCGTACCGCACACAGGCCGCATACACACCTTGATCACCCTTGGGCCGGTATCCTGAGTCGATGCCCACATGCCGCGTTGGTATCCCAAGTTTGATTCGTAATTCCTCGATCTCAGCAAAGGAATATAGCTTGCCGAAATAATGCAGTGCTGATTTGCCTTTGACATCGGCCAACCATTTCCACACGACCACCCAGAACGTATCTTCGTCCTGTCGATCTACAGTCAAAAACAGGTGCCCGTCCTGTGTGCTTACATCAATCGTCTCTCGCTTGAATTGTCTTAGTTGCGATACGACTTCCTCGCTCTTTACTTCTGCCAGTTGCTTTTGAACGAATGCAATGATAGGAAATACGTTACCGCTCCGCATCGCGTTGACCGCATTCAGCCAACTTTCGACCAGTGCTGACCATGGGCTGTCGATGATTGCATTCCAATGGTAGCTACGAATCGCATGGTAGCTCGGTTGCGCGGAGTCTCCGGCGGTTACTTGGTATTGACCGGCCGCGTTCCATCGTTGTTTGAGCGCGGGGCTATCCACGTGCTTATACCCGCAGAATGGGCACTCGTAAAATGCGGTCTCTGCTGCTCGCGGATTCCATAACCCGGACGAATCGCGAAATGATTGGTCCCACCGCATTCCAGCAATAGTCCCATCCGCGCGATGATGCGTCCAGCGCGGCTCGAAATGTTTCCCACACCCGTCGCAAGGGACCGTCCATTCCTCCTGCGTTCCAAGTTTCCAGCGCAGATCGAATTCATCCCCCACATCACCACCTTGGGAAATATTGAGAATCTTCGCCAGGCGCATCTTGCGATAATCACCGACGCGCCCATAAACCTCTGCAAGGCGCCCTGGTCTCCACATCCAGACTTCGTCATTAAAGAGATAGCGAATGCCCTTGCTTTGCAAATTACTTAGACCTGCTCCTTGAATATATAATGGTATGCCGTTGGAGAATATGATCTCGGTCGTCTCATCATCGTATCCCTTGGGCAGCAACTGGGCCAGAGGTTCGCACATCCGAAACATCGGGCGCAGCCGCGATTTCGCGGTCTCCCTGGCAACATCATCGGTCTGCTGCGTGTACATCGTCGGACCGGGGTCGCGTACCAATTTCGCAATCAACAGCACGTCGGCGATCAGCGATTTACCGCTCCGCACAGGTGCGCGGATACTGACCTCCTCGACGGCATCATCGTCGAACGCCTCCATCGGCGCAATGAAATGTCGTGATCTGGTCGCGTCGAATTTTCCGCGCACCGTCAGCGCCGGCGGTAACTCAATATAATCAGCCGCCCACTGCCAACTCGGACGACGATCGCGCGGAGCCCAGTGCTCGCGCCATACATCTGCTAACATAAACTTAGCTTGGCCATTTCAGCAGCAATTTCATCTGCTAATTTGCGACCGTATATCCTGGCTGCGACTACATCAAGCCCGGCGCACATACTTGGGTATTCGTTCACCAGCCGCGCCTCAAGAATCGCGCGGGCCCGATCAATCACGGTCGCGATGGCTGCCTCAACCTTGGCTCGCTCGATGAGCAGTCCGGCCATCCGATCATTGGCCATCTTGATCTTACGATGCCGTTCTGCGAGCTCAGCACATCTTAGCTCTACGAGCCGAGGTGATGATGCTAATTTGTTACGACCTTCCTTTACTTGATTGATAAATTCTCGGACCTCGAGCACGTTCCAGCCCTTGTCTGTTGCGCGGGGAGCACCTACCTTATCCAGATACCGGATGACAGTCGTCGTGGAAATCCCGAGTAAAGAGGCTAGTTCACGCCTTGTTTTCGCCCATACCGGGTGCCTGCGACCACCTGCGCGTCTGTGAGGAGTGCTCGCATCAATGACATCAGAGGTAATATTGGAGGTAACATCAGCACTCATTGCGCAATATGCAATATTTTGGGCCTCCGCGTGAAAAAAGTTGAGACTCGTGCGGTCACCCGTTAGTGCTGCTTATAATAGATTCCTTATGAATTGCGTTGAGCATCCTAATAAGTGCTAATTATGGTTTCCTGAAAATGACCACAGTCTCGCGCGATGGGTTCCTGCCGTACTTGCCCATCTGCTGGGCGCTGTTGCCGCGATACCGCGCGACCAACAGTTTTTCGCACTTGAGACCGGTCTGCTCACCTATCTCCGCCGTGAGCTCGTCCACGGCAAGCGGCACGCCTCGATACTGTGCATTTCCTACGACGAAGGCGATGGGCGCCCTTGACTTGCAGACGCGCCGGACTTCTCGCAGAGCCAAATACAGATCGAGGAAATACCCTTCGAGCATCTCCTTCACTCGAGGGTCCTTTTCCTTCCGCGCGATCCGCGCGACCGCCCGCGCGAGGTGGCGCGGCTGGGTGTAGCCACTCGCGTCGGGCCGGACCGGACGCGCCTCGGGGTGAGAATGGAAGCTCTGGTAGCGGAGTTGGCGGGT